AAAGACAAATGGCGCATCCGCTGGGATGTGCAGGAAAAAGAGAACGGCTCTGCCTCCTACATGGAAGAGGAGTTCGGGCATAAGCCTACTGATGAGGAAATCCGCACATTGGTTATGTCCTGGTATAACAGCCAGACTGATGCAGCTATCCTATCCGGATTCGCCTATAATGGTGCCCCTGTATGGCTTTCCACGGAGAACCAGTACAACTATAAGGCAGCATACGATCTGGCTGTTCAGACGGGCGGAGAAACCCTACCGGTCACATTCAAGTTTGGTTCGGATGAACAGCCCGAATACCATACTTTTAGTCGGTTAGATGAGTTGAAAGACTTCTATACGAAAGCGGTAAGGTATATTCAGAAGGTTCTGGCTGAAGGCTGGGAAAAGAAAGATAAGTTCAATTTGGATTTATACCGGATTAAATGATTGATAATCCCTTCGGGGGAGGGATAAAAAAAGCCCCCGGCCTGTTAAAAGTAACGCCAATCACTTAGAACAACAAGTACGCCAGAGCGCACGACCGGGGGCAAATACCCTCTGTCGCGCTCTGGCTTTTTGTTGTCTAAAAATGATTGGCATTGCAAAAGTACAAAAATGATTGGATATGACATTGTTTGAAGCACTTAAATTCAATAGAAAACCGCTTGAAATGCTTATAAGTTTGGGCGGCAAGCAGGATGACCTTCGATTCATAGACTTATATACGGAGTATGAGGTCATGAAAAAACAAGGTGAAAAGACCACTTATGCAGTGGCGTTTTTGGCAAATAAATATTCGGTAAGCGAACGTAAGGTGTATGATGTTATCAAACGGTTTGGAAAGCACTGCACGCTCGGTGCAGTGTGATTGATGTGCCGGGGATGCCTTGTGTTGTCCGGTAGAGCTACCTTTGTACAACCAAAAATAAAGCTCATGAATAAGTATTACCAGACATTAGACAAGATACTCCAAACGGGCAAAATCCAGACCAATAGGAAAGGGCGTATCAAGTATCTATTAAACGAAAGGCTCATGCTAACCCCCGCTGATTTACTTGACATATTTGAAAGCCACGGGATAGCCAGGAAAAAGCTGAAAGAGGAATTGAAACTGTTTATGCAAGGAGTCCGGGATGTGGAAAAATACAAAGAGGCAGGGATTACCTGGTGGGATTATTGCGGCCATACCCTTGTAAACAGCTATCCAACTTACTTTGAAAAGCTTCCACCCCTCATAACCAGGATTAACCGGGAAAAGCGCAACAGCAAGAATTATGTCCTGTTTCTTGGAGAAACCGGGGTGGAAAGCAACCAGGCACCCTGCCTGAGTCTTGTGCAGTTCCAAATTGATGAGGGAGAATTGGTGCTATCTGCATATCAGCGTAGTTCTGATGCGAACCTTGGGCTTCCGGCTGATATTTATCATCTTTATCTGATGGCAAGGCAGGTGGAGCTTCCCCTGAAGTCCATAACCCTTGACCTTGGAAATGTGCATATATATGAAAATAACATTGACCGGACTCTGGAACTGTTATCCGGAGTTGAAAACATTAAATTTGACTTGAACGTATGAAGAATATGAATTTATCTGCACCACTGCCATTTGTAGGCCAAAAAAGAATGTTTGCTAAAGAGTTTATTAAAGTTTTGGAACAGTTCCCTGAAGATACCGTGTTTGTGGACTTGTTTGGCGGTTCCGGACTTCTTTCGCATATAGCCAAAAGAAGCAAGCCCGATGCTACTGTTGTCTACAATGACTTCGACAACTACCGGTTCAGACTGAAAAATATCCCACAGACAAATAAACTGCTTGCCGATATTAGGGAGCTGGTGGGTAATTCGATACCCAAACATAAACCAATTAAAGGGGAACTTAGAGAACGCATTTTTAAACGTATCGAGGAAGAAGAACTAAATGTTGGGTACGTGGATTTTATAACCTTATCATCCTCACTTATGTTCTCCATGAAGTATAAATTGTCTGTAGCCGAAATGCGCAAGGAAGTCCTTTATAACAACATTCGCAAGACCGGTTATCCGGAGTCTTCTGACTACTTAAAAGGGCTTGAAATTGTATCATGCGACTACAAAGCAGTATTCAACCAATATAAGGATGTTCCCGGAGTCGTCTTTTTAATTGATCCGCCTTATCTTTCCACTGATGTTGGTACGTACAATATGTATTGGCGCTTGTCTGATTATTTGGATGTTTTAAAGATACTCGAAAAGCATTCCTTCGTTTATTTCACATCCAATAAATCCTCCATACTTGAACTGTGTGAATGGATTGGAGCAAACAAAACCATTGGCAATCCTTTTGAGGGTTGTACAAAAAAGGAATTCAATGCCCACATGAATTATTCTGCCGAATATACAGACATGATGCTGTATAAGAAACAGGAAAAATTAGTTCATAAAACAGCTGCTTAGCACTGAACAAAGATACAATTTTTCAAGCAGAAGGCCAAACTTTTGAGCCTTATTTTAATGCCGTTATAAAGCCATTTTTTATGAAATTATAAAGCCGAAACAGAGGTCATTACAAAACTTTTGTTTCGGCTTTTTGAGTGTTGCGCGCTTTCCTTTTTTGAACGCTTCGTTTTGTCCTTTTCCCTGAAAATCGAACGCTTCGTTTCGGATTCTGCGGAAATTTGGATTTGCGGATTATATATAGCACATTGTTTTGTTTTTTGGGTAGTCCGGTCTGGTGTCTGTTTATCCGGATTAGGAGCTTATTATGCTAATTTTATTAATCCGTCACCCTTTTTAACATAATCATCCATTAAACCTTTTCTCTTATAGTCTATTTATATGATGTGTTTTAAAATTAAAGATATATGAATAAAACAAATTTTTTTGGCTATATGGCCTCTGTTGTTTCCTACTTAGAAGAGGAACAGCGTCATGGTACCGCTCATGTGTACCGTAGTGTATTAAGACGGGTTATTGAATTTGAAGGATTGGATGTACTTGAATTCAATGACCTGACTCCTCTTTGGCTCCGGTCTTTCCAGGAGTATCTGTTGAGCCGCCAACTTCATTGGAATACTATTTCTACTTATATGAGGATGTTGCGTGCTACCTATTTTCGTGCCGTCGATGACGGACTCGTACCTTATCGCCCCAGACTTTTCAAGGGAGTGTATACGGGTACGAAAGTTACAGTGAAGCGCGCGGTGGATGAAGATGTATTCCGTAAGCTCAGCATCCCTGTAGCAGATGAGAGACTGGAATCGACACGTCTCCTGTTTTTACTGCTTTTCATGCTTCGCGGAATGCCTTTTGTGGATGTTGCATATCTGAGACATTGTGACTTTCACAATAATGTCATCGTATATCGCCGTAAGAAGACAGGCGCATGGCTCACCGTACGTGTGGAGGGTAAAGCTCTAGAGATTATACGTAGCCTCAGGAATTCTGATGAGAATTCCCCCTATCTGTTCCCTCTTATTCACAATCCGGGAAAGGATGAATACCGGCAATACCAGAATGCACTGCGTGGTTTTAATTACCGTTTGAAGAAGTTGAAGGAGCACATAAACGGCGTGACCGGATTGACCAGTTATACGGCCCGCCACAGCTGGGCCACTATTGCCAATTATAGGGACTATCAGCCTGAACTTATTAGCAATGCCATGGGACATTCATCAGTGAAAGTAACAGAAACATACTTTATGAAACATACAGTTGAAAGAATAAACGAGATGAATAAAGGTATAATATCTTATATATTCACAAAGTAAGGATTCGTAATATGCTGTTTTACAAGATGAACACGAAGCTGCTTCGTTCTTAAATCTATTGTTTATTCTTCCGTTACTTTGTAGGTAACGGGAATTGTTTGTTTGTCGCAAATATCAACAAAACATTTATATTGCGCAAGAAAAAAAAGAGTTTTTTTTGAAAAATAAGTAAAAAACGCTCTCCTATATTATTATAGGGCGCATTGGCTTGAACAGCAGTGCTTTTCCCCGGTGGAAAATGCATAATACTCTCGCAACCATGTTATATAAAATTAACATGGAAAGTTCTGCTCGTCTTTAGCCGGTCCATCCGATAATCCGTAACAGTAGGTCATGTCGATACAGGAATGTCTCTTGTACCATGTTCTTCCTTCATTTTCCCGTTACCTACAAAGTAACGGAAATGTTAAAGCAGTAAAGTATATAGACAGATAAGTTATATCATATAAAAATGGAGAGCATGAAAAAGAGCCTTTGCATTATTTTCCTGTTTATCGGCATCTCTTTGTCAGCGCAGGACATAGCCATCAAGACAAACCTGCTGTATGACATCAGTACGACTATCAACCTCGGTGCCGAATTCCGTCTGGCTCCTAAATGGACGCTGGATCTTTCTGCGAACTATAATCCTTTTACTTTCTCGGACAGTAAGAAGTGGAAGCACTGGATGGCACAGCCTGAGGTGCGATACTGGCTGTGTGAGTCATTCAACGGCCATTTCTTCGGTCTGCACCTGCTCGGCGGGCAGTTCAACGTAGGCAACGTGGACTTCCCGTTGGGCATTTACCCCTCTACCAAGGGATACCGTTACGAGGGATACTATTACGGAGCCGGCCTGGCCTATGGCTACCAATGGTTGCTGGGTAAACGCTGGAGCATTGAAGCCGGCATCGGCGTGGGGTATGTTCAGAACCATTACGACAAGTATGACTGCCCCAAGTGCGGTGAGTGGAAGGAGAAGAACGACAAAGGATACTTCAGTGTCACCAAAGCTGCTGTATCGCTGATATATACCATTAAATAAGGAGGAAGTGCATTATGAGAAAAGAACATATATATAGTAAATTGATATGTGGTGCATTGCTTTTGTTCGGAATATGTGTTCCTGTTTGTGCACAGACCGGACATCTTTCGGGGGTGCGCGTAATCAATGATGAGATAAAAAAGAAAGGTCGTGAAATTCACGTGGATTTTGTACTTGATGTGACGGACATGCACGTGAAGCGTCAGGAAAGTGTGCGTCTCTATCCGGTAGTAGTGGCAAAAGAGGGGGATAAAAGTCTGGATCTTCCTTCTGTGGTGCTGGACGGTCGTGTTCGTGACAAGGTGCACCGTCGTGAAAAGGCGCTGAATGGCTTTACCAAGACCGATGGCGCAAAGACTGTGCTGCGTCGTAAGAACGGTGAATCTCAGCAGGTGGAGTACAGTGTGGTGATACCTTACGAGCCTTGGCTCGGCGCTGCCCGGTTGGTACTTCGTGAACAGACCACCGGTTGTGCGGAGTGTGATAAGGGTACGGAAGAGACTCCTGTGAAGAGTACTTTTCTGCAGCTATTTCAGCCTAAATATACAGTGGCTTTTGTCCCGCCTTTGAAAGAGGCTGTAAAGATGCGCGACGAGGTGAAAGTGGCACGTTTGAATTTCCGCCAGGACAGCCATAAGATTGACCCGAAATTCCAGAACAACCGTCAGGAGCTTGACAGTGTCCGTCACTCCATCGCTATGGTAAAAGATAACGGCGACCTCACGATTACGGGTATATATGTTACCGGTTACGCTTCTCCTGAAGGGCGTGCGGATTATAACGAAAAACTGTCCCAACGTCGTGCCGAAGCTTTTATGCGGTATGTGCAGAGGGAAACTGAAGTGGACACACGCTTATGGCATGTGGCATGGCGTGGTGAGGACTGGGAAGGCCTCCGTCTGGAACTGGATAAGTTTCCCAACCTGTTGAAGCAGAAAGAGGTGATTGCGGTAGTTGAATCTTGCAAGGGCAATTTGGATGACTGTGAGCAGCGTTTCAGGGATGAGTTCCCTCCCGAGGTATACCAACGCCTTCTGAATGAAGTCTATCCTCCGCTGCGCCGTAATGAGTACCGCATAGAGTATAAGGTGCGTAATTTCAATTTAGAAGAAGCCCGGAAGCAGATATATTCCAATCCCCGTTTGCTGAGTGTGGAGGAGATGTATCAGGTGGCGGAGTCTTATGGAGTGGATACTCCGGAGTATGGCAAGGT